TTAAGGTACTTCCTATCTTACTAAACCCACTCATGCTTCGTTCTGTTGCTAACATTTGGCTTGATGCATTTTTCATATTGGCTGTAAAATTATCTATATTTAATTTTAGGGTTGCTTGTATGCTACCTAAATCTAATGCCATAATCACACCTCCTTATTTTGTATAAAAAAAGACGGTAGGCATAACACCTTTCCGTCTCTTATCCGAGCAACATTTGTAATGCTTTATTTTCGTGAACATCCTCGGTGAAATGGGGTGTCTTTTCGTCCTTAATCTTCGCTAGAATCAACGAACATGCCTCATCAAAACAGTATGCTGTGTACCCATCCTCTATTTCTAATAGATTACTTGGTCTTGCGTGCAGCTGCTGCGCTGTTGTTAAGAGCGACATGATTCTTCTGCTCTGTACGAAAGGATTCTAATGCTTTTACACCACCTTGAGTATAATAAAATATCTCCATCTTTTGAGCATCAGTTATTATATCTGCTATTTCTTCAAATTTCGGTTCAACCATTGAGTTCTCACATATAATATCAATAAGTTTACCCATGTCTGTCATTTCTGTTCCATCATCAGGAGTATCTTTCTTTTTCTTAGAATCAGTTCCTTCGAACATTGTTAATGCGGTACTCAATAATAGATTTGGAATTTTACCTGATGAAACTAAACCTAAAAGACTTAGTGTTTTTAATTTTATTACAATCGGTTCCTCTGCATCAAAACCTACGATTGATACGTCCTTGACTGCTAATTCCCTAATTTGTTTTGCTGAAAATGCCATGAATAATTCCTCCCCGAATTTTATTATTTTTTATTTTAATCTATATTATTAATTTCGATTACGTTGTTGTAATTACTGCACTTCCAAGACTGATATTTCCTGCCATATCGATTGCATATAATTTGTATTTAGATGCATTTAATGACGTTGTTATCATGCTAACTGGAACTCCTGCTGTAATTATTGGTGCCATTATTCCTTCATGTGCGTTAACTAAATCATTTAATTCAGTAACTGTAGTAACAACTGCATTAGAATCTATTGCATATAAGAATCCTAATTCATTAGAACTTCCTACAATAGGTGCTGGTCTAACTAATGATACAGCCGATGTCATTGTAAGAATTGGAACTGTAGTATCGTCACCAGGTACTACAGTTACGAATGCTAACTGTTTCATTGGTAATCCTGCTAATGTAGCTTCTCTTGCATCTATATCGAATTCTGGTGAATAGAAGTCCTTTGAGAATGCCATCTTTGGTGCTTGACCTGTACAGTTATTTAATGTTATCTTTACATAGTTGATTATTGAGTTACCTCTATAATTTGCTACATAAATATCTGCTTTGAATGGTTTCATTGTTATTCCTGCAGACAACATTGGTGAATTGTATCCAATTACATTTGGTGGAGTTGCTGTGTCATATAGCACTGTACCGCCTTCAATTAAACTTGCAACCGCTATATTAAAACAGTTATCTGTAAATTTGAAATCGTATCCATAAACCAAATCAGGAGTTTTTGCTATTGCCAATACTTGTGTATCTTCTCTTAGAACAACTTCTGCTCCTGAACTTAATACTGGATCCATTTCTGCTGTTTGTGCTGTATCCACATTACAAACTATTCCACCTGCTCTAGGTAACTGTGTAAGAGGATCTAATTCTGTTAATACTACTTTTTGAACACCATATAAAATTTCTGCCATGGTACATTACCTCCCTTTAATTTAATCCTTTCGGAATTCTAAATTCTATGCTTCTTGTAAAGGCTTGAATTGCTGTATCTCTATAATCAGGTGTTAATACACCCGTTTCTTCATAACTTGCATTTTGTAGTGACGCTTTAATTTGATCTAGCACAAATTCCATATCAGAAAAACTTGTATCAGGCATGTATATCATGACATCAAATATTTGGAATGCTCCTAATTGCGAAGTAGCCGACATTGATTGAGAATTGAACTTTACAACCAAATAAGTTGCTGTGCAATTTCCCTTATGCTGCCCGATATTAAATGTAGGATACAAGAGATTTAAAATATCAAATATTTGCTGTCTCATTATACATCACCTACTAATGCTCGCCATGCTGTAAACAATTCATCTTTATATTCATCTACTGATTGAGATAGGATAGCATACTTTTTTTCGTTTGCTAACTCTAACCATTTGCCATATTCCATAGTATGTTGTAATGAGCATACTAGAGTAGCTGGTGTAGCCCAGTAAGCATGACCTACTAAACCTTTTCTAGCATCGCCTGTTCTATCAGTCCATCTAGCATTATCTTTTGCATATATTTCCATTTTCTTTGCCACAGTATCTGTGACTAATAATAAACCTGCTATGACTTTTTTATTATAATCTTTTAAATTAGAAAGTGTAGTGTTAATGCTGCCCATATTAAAAGAAAAATCATCTGATGAACTCATATACAAACCACCTCCACTTTGCACATATAATAAATACCATAAATTAGATTTGGGTCAAGCACTGTATACAATACATCCGGGTTGATACCTATTCCTTTAATGGTAAAATAATCATTGTGTAATATAGTAAAACTTTTTCCATTGTTGTCTAACGGTAGACACATAAGTGTTATACCTGTAATAGCGTCGTATGTTCCACCATCATCTACATTTTCTGTTGCTGCTTCAGTGGATCTTGATGCACTTGCTGTGTTGAAAAAGGAATCTACTATAGCCACAGTGATTTCATACCCGTCTGGTTTAGTGCCTGCCATTCCATCTGATTCATAACATAATCTTTTGATTGTCACTGTGGTAGGCATTACTTTAATAGCTTTAGTTATATTTGATTGTATATTAGCAACATTAATCATTTTAAAACCCCCTACCTACCGCCATCGACTCTGCTCATAAAATTTTTAGCTCCAGTTTCTGTCTTACCATTTTCTTCATAATCTGATGGCATTAATAATTTATATCTATCTGCCAATGCTGTCCAATATGCACTGTTCGATGGTGCAACTAATCCACCTGGCAATGTGATTGCATCATTTTGCTGTGCTTTCATTAGACAACCATAATATGAAGCGGTCCAAACGTCTCCATGAACATCTAAAAGATTCTGAACTTCCTCAGTGGTAAAATAGGGAACTAATCTTTCTTGTAGATTGAAAAACAGTGTATCATAATCTGTCATCTTAATCACCTACTCTTTTAATTTAATGACACCTTTTTTAATGTATTCTTAAACATCTTTTGCAGCGACTAAAATCTTTTCGCCAACTCTAGTCTTTTCTACACCATCAAATACATTGATAAGGCATTCATATGCTGTTCGTCTAGTAGCAGGTGGTGTAACTGGTACTTCGGGTGCTACTGGAGTAGCTTTTTCATCTACTGATGCTAAAACATTACCCTCGTTATCTTTTAATACTGCCATAATACGCACGTCCTTTCTATTTAAAAGGGAGTAATAAAACCCCCTTTGATTATGCTACTGTACCTATAAATACTTGTAAGATTCTTTCGAAAGAAGGTAGACAGATTTGAGAAACCTTTGTAAGAATAGTTACTGGATCAGTTTTCTTGATAGTTGTTATTGCAACACCATTACCTACTATTCTAACATCTGCTGCATTTCCTGTTATTAGATCTGCTTCTTCAGGAGTAGTACCATAATAAGTAGAACCAAGAGCACCATCAGGGAATAATGTAATCTTTCCATCAGGGTAATAAGTTAATGAAGTAACTCCATCTTCTGCTAGGAATGTTCCTGATATGATTTCAAGAGATATACCAACCTTTGATTGAAGATAAGTTTTGATTATTGATTCTGTGATTATAGTTGAACCATTATAGTTAACATCTAATCTGATCTTAGTGTTCTGTTGTATATATCTGAAAGTAGTTCGAGAACAAATAGCTCTTGTTGGTCTAACGCCAGTTGCTATTTCGATCTCATCTTGCCATCTACCTATATCGTATACTGGATTAGAATCTACAGTATCACTCCATAGTGCAGTTGTAAGAAGAGTTTCTTTGTTTGCTGCTGGTAAACCGTAATCTAATACAATGTCGCCATCAGTTGTTATAATGTTTATAGCACCTTGAGATAGTAATTGCATTCTCATTCTTTCAGCTTGAACATCTGCACCTGATACTAGACCTGCTATATTGCCATAAATATTGTCTAATATAAGATCTCTCCACTGTTGGTTTGCTGCTGACATTGCCATAAGTAAGTTCTGTCTATCTTTCTCCTTGATAGTTACTGCTTCTTTGAAGAAAGGCATTTCTTTTGTTTCTTGTGTAATGTTAGCTTTTAAACTTCTAACTCTTACAGAAGTATCAAATTGACTTGGCTTTAAGACTATTGGTAGATTTAAA